GGCAGACAGAAGCGTTTTCCCTACTTGATAAAGTTAGATTTATACTTAAAAACCTTCCGGAAGACTGGCAGGCTCCCCTATCTCCTGACTCGAGATCGGAAATAGGAATACCGTCAAAGGATTCTAAGATTGTCGCACTTCCATCTACAGAAGATGCAGGTCGTTCAGAAACTGCATCCGTTGTCATACAGGACGAAGCAGACTTTCATGAATATCACGCAGCTAATTATGCTGCCGTAAAACCTACAATTGACGCAGGTGGACAAATGATTATGGGTTCCACCTCAAACAAAAGAAATATGAGTTCCCTGTTTAAAGAAATCTACAGGGCAGCAGGTGACACTCCCGATAAAGGTAACGGATGGACTAAAATCTTTATTCCATGGAGTGCAAGACCCGAACGAACAGATAAATGGTACGAAGGTGTCAGAGACACAGTACCCACATCTGATTTGAGCGGTATGTCACCGGAACAATTTATGGAACAAGAATATCCCGGTGACGAAAAAGAAGCCTTATCGCCCCCAAGAGCGCAAAGCATTTTTGATCGGGATATCATTTCTGGCATGGCTGATGATTGTATACCACCTCTACGAACCATCGGTCCTGCCAGTATTTACAAAGAACCGAGAGCAGCCAGAAGATATGTCGCAGGTACAGACGTAGCTTCAGGTGTAGGTATGGACTACTCCGTAACCGTAGTGGTAGATGTTAATTCCGGTTATGTGGTAGCAGACCTTGTGTCAAACACAATCCAACCAGAGGATTTTTCTATAGCTTCTATGAAACTATTAGAACTCTACAATAATCCCGATTGGGCTATCGAAAATAACTTTTCAGATACAGTTTTGACAATTGCACGGGATGAAAATTACCCAAGACTCTACAGACGCAGAGTCGGTAGAGGTAAAAATGTCAGAAAAGAATACGGATGGCGTACAGACCGTATGAGCAGACAACAACTCTTTGACGAACTTAGAGCATCTTTTAACGCAGGACACTTAACGATTCCCAATAAACAGGGACTCGATGAATTCTCCACAATAATTGCTGCTCCCGGTGAAAAACCACAGGCAATGGGTGGCGCTCATGACGATTACGTTATGGCACTTGGCATTGCACTAATGGTTAAAAACGAAAGAGGAATTAAAAACCACGCAAAAATAATTAGAATGCCCGCATTTGCCTAAAGGATGAACTATGGCTGACTTGAGAGAGAGACCGGATGAAGAAATAATAAACCGTTTTTATTCAAAGATGGGAGAACTGTGGTCAAATGCACATCAGGAATTCCGTGATAATGACGCATACTATCAAAGAAAATTTAAAGTGTGGTCAAATACCTATCAGGGTAGACCCGTATTCTATGACTCAACTCCAACACACCTGGTTGACCACGCAGTTGCAACACTTATGTCTTTTTCTCCACGCATACACAGAGAACCCGTAGGCGAAACAGAACAACATAAACAAGACGCAACCAACCTCGAACACGGACTTAAATCAATTATGGATGACGCTGCTTTACACGAACCTACAATTCCGTGGAAAGTATGCGCACAATATCTTGTGGCTCATGGATACGCAGTAGTTGAAGCTCCTGTTTTAGTAGGTTTAGGTCAAAGACCGACAGAACCTGTCGAATCAGAGTTTGATGACGAGGAAGCGTTCGAGACAGCAAAAACTATTTACCGTGCAAACAGGAAATCGTTTAACCCTGTCAGAATCAGAGTCCCTCATCCATCTACAGTTCTGATGAATCCTAGAGAAAAAGTACCAACTGTAGCTATAAAAGCGTCAAAGATGACAGCTCAAGAACTACACGAACAGTCAATTACAAAGAAAAGAAAACAACGTAGAAAATATGCAGAAATATTTGACATGGGAAATAAAGACCCATGGGATGAAGTAGAAGTATGGGACTATTGGACTCCATACTGGCACGTTAAACTTGTCGCAAATTCATCACCGTCATATAACGCATCTCCGACATCAAGAGCCGCAACACCCATATGGATGGAGCGAAACACATGGGGCTTTGTACCATTTGTACACTCGTTTGCAGGTTGGGGTATGGATATGGCAGATACAGGTGGTGACCCTAAAAACTTTGCTCAAGGTATATTGACACCAAACAAAGAGACAATCAGAAAAAGAACTCAGGAAATATCTGCGTTCCATCAGATACTTTTAAGATTTGCATACGCTCCAATGGGAACATCCCGTGACCCGATAACATTGGCACAGGCAATATCCAATGAAGGTATATTAGAAGGAGATCCACAAGACTTCTGGGTAATGAATACACCAGACGTACCCGGATGGGCATTACAACTTAGAAGTCAGACTGATTCCACACTTGAGTTAGGCACATACTCATCTGCACTTGCAGGTGTAAGACAGGCAGGTGTCACAACCGTAGGCCAACAGGCAATATTAAATACAGCCGGTATGAGAATCTTTTCAGGTGTCGCACTTCAGAGAGAACACATGGCATCTATTGTCGGCTCAAGAATATTACAACTTGTAGATAGCGTATCCGAACTTGCAGGCGGAATAGGTGCAAACGGAAAAACACTAAACAGAAGCACCATTCATAACGTCTACGGTATACAAGTTAAATTCCCACACGCAGAACCTGTCATGGAATTACAGCAACGTCAGATGGCTATGAGCGAATACGGCGCAGGGTTGATAGACCCGATGACTTATTACGAGACCGCAGGATACGAAAACGGTACCGAAATAAAACAGCGACTGATAGAAGAGTCAGTTAGAAATCTACCTGCCGTAAGAGAAAAGATAGAAACACTTGTAGCACAACAAATGGGACTGATAGATGAAGAAAATCAAGAAGCTGCTGCACAACAAATTGCAGCTAGACAACAAGCTATGGCTCCGCAAATACCGGGAGTTTCGCCAGAAATGGGTGGTGGTATGGGACCCGATATGGGAGGAGGAATAGCACCTCCGCCCGGTGGCGCAGCTCCGGCAGATTTAAACGCACCATTAACACCAGATACTTTTAATCCGGAGAGAATAGACCTTGCCCGCTGAAAATACAATAACAGACGCAATATCACAGATAACGCAAGAGTATAAGCGTTTAAAAAAAGACGCACCAAAAAAACAGGCACCGAAAATTAGAGGAATACAACAAACAAAAACTGCTTTTCCTAAATTTACTCAAACAATAAAAAATTTAAATATTGATACTAAACCTAGACCGTGGGTTAAACATTTAGATGACAATATAGATACGGGAGGTCTTTAATGGCAGGCCCGTATACAGATGAACAAATTATTAATTTTATTACAGAATTGCGTACAAGGCCCGACAATCCTCTAGACTTTGATGACGCTCTTATAGCAGTACAAGAAACATACGGAATTTCTGACGAAAGAATTTCACAAATTAAAAGCTCGTTTTTTCAACAGGCAGATATTTTCTTTAACCCTGTTAAATCTACTATTCCGGTTGACATTGAAACTGATCCTGTTTCAGGAACCTTAATTGTGCCAGAAATAGATATAGAAGAAATAAAAATCGAAGCACAATCAACAGCACGAACAGCAGAGCAATTTTTTGATTTTCTTGAAAAAGATGAAGAAACATTTCCACCAGAATGGAAAGAACTTTTTTCTGACACAAATCCCAATAAAGAACGAAACAAAGAAAAACTTAAACAAATGTATGCAGATTTAAATAGCCGACTAGATAGAGTGTACATAGAAGACGAAGGATTATTTTATGAACTAGATCAAAAAGATATTGATGACAGAAATGAATTGGTTAGAAATAACGACATGGCAGGGTTACTTGAATTTGACCTAGACGAAAACTTGCAATTCCTTAATTTAGGAACAAGAGAATTAACATTAGAAGAAGTTGCAAAAGCTAAAGCAGATGCTCAAGGATATTATTTTAAACAGGATATATCTTTTGATGAGGTACTTATTTCATTGAAAGAAACCGCTGACCAAGTAAAAGAAGCAGAAGAAAAGTTGGGAATAAATACTAACACTCAATCATATAAAGATAATCTCATTCAAGACATCTG